TTGACTAACTTTATATGTCAAACGAAATATAAGAGACATGGGAAACTTCAAACTGTTTACTAAGAACGGATACGATTTCTTCGAGGTGGCCAGCGCCTTGCAGAAGTCCATCCGCCGCAATGACGTGAGGGTAGCCGCCTACTTCGGTGTCGAGCTGTGGGCAAGCGGCTACGGGAACTACCTTTGGAAACGGCTGTACACCATCAGCGCCGAGGACTGCTGGGGACTCATCACCCACGAGATCGACGCGCTGCACACGGGCTATGACCTGGTGAACACTGGTGCCAAGGAACCGAAGGGCCGCATCTTCATCGGCAAGGCAATCATCCTGCTTTGCGAGTGCTACAAGTCCAGGGACGCCGACCACTTGAACAACCTCGTGGTTGACAAGGTCGCCCCCGACGACGCGATGGTGCTGCAGGCCCTCGACGATGCACGGCGTGAACCTATCGAGGTGCCTCCGTACACCTACGACGTGCACACCCGCAAGGGGAAGAAGATGGGAAAGACGAAGGAGCAGTTCTTCCAGGAAGAGCACGCCTCCCTCATCCCGAGAGTGCCGGGCCTTTTTGATGACCTGGCGGAAAGTTGAACCCTTAGACCAACAGCACGTCATGGATATTGAAAGCGATCATCACTGGGAGCGAGGGCTTCATCGGGAAGTTCCTCTGCACCCGACTTAATGGCCTCTTCGATGTCATCCGCATCGACACGAAGACTGGAGGCGATGCCGTCCGCATAGAGCCGCTGCTGGCTCAGGGCGACATTGATGCGGTGTTTCATCTCGCCGCCGAGACGAGCGTGTTCAACGACCGCCTCGACGACATCGAGCGTGAGAATATCCACGCGTTCATGGCGGTGGCCACTGCCTGCCACAGGCACGGCGTCAAGCTGGTCTATGCGTCCAGCAGCACCGCCAACGCGTGCAACACCACCTCGATGTACGGGATGAGCAAGCGTTTCAACGAGCAGTTCGCGAAAGCCTACTGCCCGTCCGCGACTGGGGTGCGCCTGCACAACGTGTATGGCCGGGAGCCAAGACAAGGAACTCTGCTTTACAACCTGCTCCACGGTCCATGCACCATCTACAACGGCGGACGCAACGTGCGCCACTTCACCTACATCGGGGACGCTGCCGAGGCCCTCATCTATGCCTACGGTTGCAACCGCCAGTTGGTGAACGTGCGCAACCCCAAGAGCAACACGGTGCGTGAGTTCTGCGACGAGGTGGCCAAGTACCGAGACCTCAACCTGGACTACACCGACGAGTTGCGACCCCTCGACAATTTCGCCCAATCGGTGGACGAGGGGATTTATTGCGTACCTTTGCACTATCGTGACATCGGGCAGGGACTTGCCCTGACGTTCGCGAAGTGAGAGTGAATGTTTGACTTGCCGCTGGTGTCTGCGTCGCATCGCGGAGCCAGCGGCTTTATTTTTCAACGACATGGCAAAGAAAAATTTCGACCCGAACATAGGCAAGGACACCCAGTTCAAAAGCGGCGAAGAAGCGGCGAAAAACGGGAAAAAGGGTGGAGTCAAGTCGGGCGAGTCCAAGCGGGAGAAAAAAGAGTTCCGCGAACTGCTCGCCATGGTGGATGCCATGCCCATGAAGGCACCGGCCTTTACCGAAGGTCTACGACAGCTCGGCATCCCCGAGGAAGTGATTGCCAACCTCGACCAGAAGCTGGCCAAGGCGTTTGCCCTGCAGCGCAGATGCCTGTCGGGTGATCCGCAGGCCATCAAGCTGTGGCTTGAGCAAATCGGCGAGCATGTGGACACCATCAAGCACGAGGGACTGCCCCAGCAGAACGGCGACCTGGTACTCGCACCAAAGAAGAATGACTGATGATTATCGAACGAGAACTGTTTTCACCGAATGCCTTTTGGGTATGGCGTTACACACTCGACCCGAGTGTGCGTAACATCGTGCTCATGGGCGGCTCGTCATCGTCGAAGTCCTACTCGGTGGCCCAGTTCCTGTCGATACTCACCTATTGGGAGGGCACAAACCAGCTCGTCATGCGTAAGGTGGGCGCATCCATAGAGAAGACCATCTACACCGACTTCAAGACCGCCATCAACGGCATCGAAAGACTGGCCGAGCACTGCCGCTTCAAGCAGAACTCCATCGTGTTCGACAACGGGGCGAAGATTGACTTCAGCGGCCTCGACGATCCCGAGAAAATCAAGGGCATCTCCCAGTACAAGCGTGTCTTCCTCGACGAGTTGTCCGAGTACGAGGAAAACGATCTCAAGCAGATACGCCTCCGTCTGCGTGGTATGGAAGGCCAGCAGATACTTGCCGCCTTCAACCCCATCAGCGAGGAGCACTGGATCAAGAAACACTGGTTCGACCTTGAGGAGTGGCACGAGGTGCCCATGGAACTGACCATCGGCGGCGAGAAGCTGCCGCCTGAGCTCTGCCGGGTGAAGGCCGTGCTGATGAACACCCCGAAGATGATACTCAACCACCGCACGGGAGAGTTCGAGGAACATGCACCCGACACTGTCATCATCCATTCCACCTACTTGAACAACTTTTGGGTAGTGGGCAGTCCTGATGGGAAGTACGGCTACTACGATTACCAGGCTATCGCCAACTTCGAGCGCGACCGCATCAACGACCCCGACTACTTCCAGGTCTATGCCTTGGGCGAGTGGGGCCACATCCGCACTGGTGCGGAGTTCTTCCCGTCGTTCAACCGTGGGACGGTCTGCGGCGACCACCCATATAACCCCGAGTTGCCCATCCATGTCTGCATGGACTCCAATGTGCTGCCGTATGTCACTGCCACGTTCTTCCAAAAAGAATATAAGCCCGACGATGTTCAGCAAGTTACGCAGTTTGATGAGCTGCCTATTGAGTCACCCAACAATAGTGCGAGAAAGGCGTCGAGGGTCATAGCCGGGAGATTGCGGGAATACCACTACGCCGACAAGGTGTATCTGCATGGTGATGCCTCGGGCAAGGCGGCGAACACAATCGACGAGCAGAACAGGTCATTCTTTGACCTGGTCATTGACGAGCTGGAGAAGGAAGGCTTTGAGGTGGTGGACTGCATCGGCAAGAAGAACCCGAGCGTGTCCGCGTCGGGCGAGTTCATCAATGCCGTGTGGGACGGCCGTGTCCCCGGTGTAGTTATCAACATTGATAATTCCTGTGTCACGAGCATTGACGATTACCAGGCCGTGCAGAAGGACGAGAACGGGGCAATTGCGAAGATGAAGGTCAAGAATCCCGTGAGCAAGCTGTCGTATGAGGCGCACGGACACATTGCAGACACGCTCCGCTACGCTTGTACCGACCTGCTGCGTTCCCAGTTCACTGAGTTCAGCATGGGGCGCAAGCGCAGCCTCTACAACGAGAGCGAGTTCAAGTTCTTCAATCCCGCCACCGAGTACCAGTACGACACGACGATGGTCTATGTGCTGCCGAACTTCGGCGGTGTGTTCTCCCTGGTGCGCATCGGCAAGGTGGGCGACCGCTGGCACCTCACCGATGTGTGCTGCCGCGCTGTCAAGGGCAACGACGAGATAGTGTCCGCCGTGAAAGTGATGCCCGCCGACCGCTATGTGGTGGAATGCCAGAAGGCGTACTTCCCCATGGTGCGAGAGCTCCGTTCCGCCCTGGGCGATGTCGCCGTGGTGAAGATGGGCAACGACCACCGCGAGAAGATTTCCGTAACGAGCGACTGGGTCAGGGCACACGTCCATATCGACCCCGAGCGGATGAACGAGCAGGAGTACGGGCGTTTCGTCAACGACCTGCTGGACTACAACGACGAGTCGCCCGCCGAGGTTGCGGTGGCCAGTGCGGCCTTGTCGGGTGTGGCCCGCGTCATCATGCGCAACGGGCTATAACCTTACAAGCTAACCTTACAAGTTAAACCAGGTTAAGGCGAAAAAATACCCTCAAAATCAGGACTGCTGGTACAATTCTTGCAACTATACAAGTGTAAGTCAAACATTTAATTCCTAAAAGTTATGAAACCTACAAGTTTATCACCTGAGTTCTACGAGAACCTGTACAACGAGATTATCCGCGACTACGATTTTGACCCTGATTGTGAGGATTGCGAAGAGACCCAGTGCTCCACCTACATCGAGGTCGAGGACTTCCAGGGCTTCTACATCTGCCTCAAGGCCACCTACGAGCTCAACCTCATTGACGACTCCTTTGACCATGCCTTCGGCACCGAATACGGGTGGCACATGGAGGTTGGCGAACTCATCGACATCGAGGAAGTGACCTTGTGCACTGAGGATGACGATGTGAGCGACCTCTTCGACTATGATGCCTTCTTCGAGCAGTTCAAGAAGCGTGAGGTGAAGTTCATGAGCGGCACAGTGATTAAGAGCGGCGACACCGTCATTGCCCAGTTCAACTACAACTGCTACGAACTGGCCGAATTCCTCTACCGCGACTCCAGGACCGACGAGTACATCTGCAAGCCTCTCGGTGCTCACCGCTATTCCCGCTCCTTCAAGCGCATTTTCCCCAACACCGAGGAGAACCGCAGAATCGCCAAAATCGCTTAACGAGAGCAATTTTTGCGACAAAATAGAACACCGTTAACAATCAGCACGTTAGCGGTGTTTTTTCGTTTGCGTGGCCGTTTGCGGACTCTCAAGAATTCGGTGTTTTGGAAAACGAGGTTTTTTTGTAAATACTTTTGTGCTTGTATCAATCGCAAGCACATGGGATTTCTCGAAAGCATAGGACTACGAAAGAAGAGCGCCACCCCGGTGGAGGAGGCTCCCGCCGTCTCCAACGAGGCGACAGCCATCGAACTTGAGCGCAGGCTTGAGGTGATGGCACGGAAGATCACCGCGACGCCGTATGTGGCGAACGCGAATTTCGTTGCGCTCTACAACACCGTCCCCGAGGTGCAGTGGCCGATCAACTACATCGCCACCCGCTGCGCCGGGGCAAAGTACCTGCTCAAGAGCTTCAAGGATGACAGCGTGGTGTGGAATAACGAGGCTGTGAACAATATGCTTGTCAAGCCTAACGCTTTCGAGACTTGGTACCGTTCCATCTTCAAGCATTTCGCCTACAAGTTACTTACAGGTAACTCGTACATCAAGGCCGCGATGAGCGACACCTTCGCCGGCGCTGATGTGTTGTACAAGTGGTGTGACCGCTATGTGACGCTTGAGGCACCGTTGGTGCACATCAAGTATCAGCGTTTCATCAACGACATCTACGGTGTCGCCGACATCTTGGACGTTGTGAAGTATTACACCCACGACATCGATAACTACTACCGCACCAAGCCCATCGACCCTCGCTGTGTCTTCCACGATAAGGACGACACGGTGGGTTGGATACCCAATGACCCGCTGAAGGCCAAGAGCCGCCTGTATGCCGCACTCAAGGCCATCAGCAACCTCATTGCCGTGTACGAGGCGCGAAATGTCATCTACGTCAAGCGTGGTGCGCTCGGCTGGCTCGTTTCCGACCAGAAGGACGAGATGGGCAGCAAGGCGCTGACCAAGGACGAGAAGAAGCAGATCCTGGAAGAGACCGACAAGATGTACGGTGTCGGTGAAGGCCAGTACCCCTACGGCATCAGCGACGTGAAGCTGCAGTTCATCCGCACGAACCTGAGCATCACCGAGCTGGAGCCCTTCGAGGAGACGCTGGCTGACGCCATCATCATCGCAGGTCTTTACGGCATCCCGAGTGTGCTCATTCCGCGAAAGGACCAGTCCACCTATGCGAACCAGGCGGCTGCAGAGAAAGCGGTGTATTCGTCGGTAGTCATCCCGATGGTGCAGCGTTTCTGCCAGGAGTTCACCCGTTTCCTTGGCCTCGACAAGGACGGGCTGTACCTGGATGCCGACTTCAGCGACGTGGACTGCCTGCAGACGGGCAAGAAGGAGGAGCAGGAGGTTCACCGCTCCATCACCGACCGCTGCAAGATTGAGTTCGAGAGTGCGTTGATCACCCTCAACGACTGGCGGGCTCAACAGGGCTACGAACGGGTGGAAGACCCGCTGTATGACAAGCTCATCAGCGAGATGACGCCCGACGAGATAGAGAGAGTAAAGAATTTCATTAACCAAACACCCAAACAAGATGAAGGAGAATTTTCAGCGCCTTCTGTACAGAACGAAGGCGAATGATTTGGACGAGGCCAAAGGCATCGTGACTGTTGCCGTTAACGGCATCGGGATTGTTGACTCCCAGAATGACATCTCAATGCCGGGCTCGTTCACGAAGACGTTGAGCGAGAACATCGCTCGCATGAAGTGGTTCCTCAACCATGACGTGACGCAGCTGCTTGGTGTGCCCTTGGAGGGCGAGGAGAAGGACGGAAACCTTGTTATGACCGGCCAGCTGAACCTCGCCAAGCAGATAGGACGCGACACGTTGGAGGATTACAAGCTGTTCGCCGCTGCAGGAAGGACGCTTGAGCACTCCATCGGCGTGCAGGCCATCAAGCGTGATGAGAAGGACAAGCGCAAGGTCCTGGAGTGGAAGATGTGGGAGTATTCCACGTTGACCAACTGGGGTTCCAATCCGCAGACGTTCCTTATCGGCATCAAGAATGACAACGAGGGTGACGTTCGCAGAAACATCGAGTTCATCCGTCAGGCATTGAAGATGCGCTATTCGGATGCTCGCTTAAAGGAATACGAGATGAGACTTGACATGCTTAACAAAGCGCTTGAGGGCGCGGTAATCGTTACCTGTCCCCATTGCGGGCAGGAGTTTGTGTGGGACGATGCCGAAAGGCACACGTTCAGCCAGCAGGTGTTGGAGACCGCCAACAGGTACCTGGGCTGGATTGCTCAAGACATCGTCGCAGAGGAGATGGCCAAGCTCGCGCCCGAAATCCGCGAGGCTGTCTTGTCCATCCTCTCGCCCGTACTGAGCAAGTGCAACGGCAAGATTGACGTGGAGATGGTCGAGAAGTCGCTGAGCGACATCGCCGAGTACGCCTATTGCCCGCACTGCTATTCCCGAGTTTACAAATCGACAATCATGCAAGAGCAATCCGCTCCCGTCACCGAGAAGACTGAGGATGAGCCGTCAGACGACACTCATGCCGATGGCGAAGGTGCAAAGGGAGAGAAAGCCGCTGGTAGCACTTTCTTCGGTAGCCTCAATGCTGTAATCGAGAAACACTAACCATTTAATCTTTTTTATTCTCATGAAGGTAAAGAAAGAAGACTTCGGGTACAACCTGGACGCCATTCAGGATCCCGAGCAGAAGAAGTTCATGGAGAGCATTCTCGGTGCGATGGCTGACATCGTCAACAAGGCCACCGAAGGTATGCTTACCCAGAAGGATGTTGACAACCAGTTCGACGGCATCAACGCCAAGCTCAAGGGCTATGACGCTGAGAAGTTCGACCAGCTGGTGAAGGACAACGAGCAGTTGCGTGAGATGCTCAAGAAGAGCATGGACGTGATTGAGAAGGCCCACAAGACCCCCAACGGCATGGAGGTAGTCAGCAAGTTCGACGAGATGCTGAACGCCATGTTCGACAGCGAGAAGTTCCAGGACTTCGTTGAGGGTCGTACCCGCAAGAGCGGTGCTTTCGACGGCTTCAGCCTGAAGGACATCGTGAGCATTACCGCCAATGGTGCCGACGGTGCTAACTACACCGGCGACAACCTGATTTCTCAGCAGGACCAGCGCTACTTCAGCAAGTACAACCCCGCCAAGCTGCACATGCGTGACGTGGTGAACGTGCTGCAGGGCGATCCTCAGTACCCCACCTACACCTTCGGCCAGGTTGCCAGTGTTGACCGCAACATCCGTTACGTCACCGAGAACGGCGAACTCCCCGAGAGCGCATTCTCGCTGAAGGAGGTTACCGCCAACACCGCCCGCATCGGTACCCACCTCAAGGTGTCGCGCCGTATGCTGAAGAGCCGCATTTTCCTGCGCTCTTGGCTGCTGGCCACCCTGCCTGACCGCATCTACTTGGCAGAGGACTGGGGCATGCTGTTCGGTGACGGCACCGGCGAGAACCTGCTCGGTGTTGCCAACCAGACCGGTTGCGTTCCCGTGGAGACCATCATCGGCACTGCCGTGGTTACCCTCGCCGCTGGTTCCGTTGAGTCGTTCACTTCCTACAACAGTGGTGCCGACACCATCCTTGAGTTCAAGGCTCCGCAGCCCGACATCATGGAAGGCATGAAGATCACCCTCGCCGCTACTGGCGTGGATGCAGCCAACACCACCTACGACGTCATCAAGATGAACGACCGTCAGATTCTGCTGAAGGGCCTCGCCTACAGCAGCAGCCTGAGCAAGAGCAACACCACCGCTGTTGTCCGCCACGGTGCTTACCAGAGCATCGCCCTGCCCAACTCGGCTGACGTCATCAACACCATCTTCGCTGTGATGAACTACGCCCAGTACAGCCCCAGTGCCATCGTGCTGAACCCCATCACCGTGAACGCCATCATGGCTGAGAAGGACACCACTGGCCGCAACCTGGGTCTCGTCGTTGGCAACAACGGCGTGAAGTACATCGGCGGTGTTCCCGTCATCGAGCTGAACAGCATCCCCGTTGGCAAGTACCTCGTTGGTGACTTCATCAACGCCGCCAACCTCATTGACTACACCACCTTGAGTGTTGAGTTTGCTGAGGACGTCGACACGAAGTTGAAGAACTACGTTGCCGTCATCGCACAGGAAGAGGTTATCTTCCCCGTTTACATGCCTTGGGCCTTCGCTTACGGCTCGCTTGCTGACGTGAAGACCGCAATCACCAAGCCTGCCTAACCATGAAGTATATCCTGGAAGGTCCGCAGGCTGACGTGGTGCTTCAGGAGAACCGCTACCGCATCGCAATGGGGATGGTGAAAATCACCCCCGTTGCCGATGAGGTGGAGGAACCCGCAGAGGAGGCTCCTGCAGAGGAGACCGCCGCTGAGGAAGCTCCCGAAGAACCTGCAGAGGACACTAAGGAGGTTCCCGTAGAAGATACCAAGGAAGTGTCCGCTGAGGTCGAGAAGGCAGACACCGAGGTGGAAGACACCAAGGAAGTCGCCCCTGCCGAAGAGAAGAAACCCACCAAGAAGACAAAGAAGTGAAAGAATGAACCTCATAGATTGCTCATATTTCTACACCGGTCCTCTCGCTATCGAGAATGCGAAGGCCACCGATGACCTCGACAACAACGCTTATGCTATCAAGGAGGCCATCACTGGCTACATCGAGCACTACCAGGACGAGTTCCTGGACAAGATGGTGGGCGGAGCCGTCGCCGCCCAGGTGAAGTACCACCTTGCAGCCGTCGAGGCCTACGAACAGGCTTTGGCAAATGCAGAGGATGGCGAGGAGGTGGAGCCCTACGCAGACGATGACGCAGAGGAACTGTGCGAGAAGCTCCGCATGTCGTTCGCCCATTACATCTACTTCAAGATGGTGGGTGACTGCAATCAGACGATGACCATCACCGGTCTGATGCGGATCAAGTCGGCCAACGACAACCAGCCTCCTCGCCAGCGCATGGTGTCGGTATGGAACCACATGGTGGAGCTGAACAGGAAGTTCGTCAAGTGGGCCGAGACGAGCAGTTATGAGGTGTTCTATCACGTCAACATGGTAACTACCATTAACCAGTTCAATATTTGACGCAATGGACCAGATAGAGGATATTTTCGCAAGTGTGGTGGAGGCCGTAGGCCGTTCCGTTAGCATCATCAAGACCAAGTCGGACGGCAGCACCGAGGCCGTGGCGGGTGTAGGTATCAACTACATCTTCGGCTCGGCCCAGTACATCAAGGACATGCTCGACGTGCGCAGCAAGGGCGTGGGCAGCAATATGCCGCTCAAGTTCCCGCTGATAGCGTTGCAGACTCCCAATGTGCAGACGGTGGACAGCGGCGACTACCAGTACCGCACGAAAATCAACCTCATCATTGCCTGTTCGTCGAAGAAGGAGTGGTCTAATGAGAAACGTATGGAGACGTCGTTCAAGCGCATCCTGTTGCCCATCTACGAGAAGCTGGTTGAAGTGCTGCTGCATGACCGCCGCTTCGAGTGGAACTATGGTGGGCTTGAATACGTCCCGCATACGATGTCCAAGAACTTCGATTACGGCCGTTACGGTGCGATGACGCCCAGCGGTCAGGAGGTGAGCGAGCCGATAGACGCTATCGACGTGCGAAGCCTCGAGATTAAAGTTAACAATCAAAACTGCATAAGAGAATATGTCAAGACTTAGAACTTGTAAGACTGATTCGTTCTTCAGCGGTCAGTCTATCTGCGAAATCGACTACAACAAGGTCAAAGCGATGATCCTCGTTGAGCACGGCACCAAGCTGTCTTACGACTCGCTCGCTGACCTGCGTGCCATGTGCCATGCCGACCTGCCCGACCGCGCCTATGGTTTCCCCACCATCATCAACTGGGAGCCCAGCGGCGGCGAGGCTCAAATCAGCCAGGTAGGTTACGGCCCCAACGCCTACAACGGCATGAGTGCCCGTACCGATGCCTTCACCCTCGACGCGTACCGTCACTATCTGCGTGCGCAGATCCTGAAGAACGCCAACAAGGTGTGGGACATGTACCTCATTGACGCCCGCAACAACCTCTACGGTCTCACCGACCCCGAGGGTGGCGACGTGCTTTGCGGTATCCCCGTTACCATGTACCCCAGCGGCAACGACCATGAGGGTGCAAGCGACAAGGCCTCTCTCGTGGTGAACGTCGTTTACCAGGATGTCGAGGATTACATGATCCGTCTGGACGTTGTGCCCTTGGCCTACGAGGCTCTGAGCGCCGTTTACGGCCTGATGCCCGTGACCTTGGAGAAGCAGGGCAGCACTGGCAACAACTACAAGGTTGTCGAGTTCTACGGCAAGGGCGACGCCACTTCCAAGTACGGTGCTCTGCTGGGTGGAACTGCCGCAACGAGCGTGCTTGACGGCGTGACTGCCGCCACCTATGATGCCACCGAGAACGTGCTGCAGCTGACCGTCTCGGCCGATGCAACGCCCACGTTGAAGAAGGCATCCGTGCTCTGCACCAACGGCATCTATGGCATCGAGCCCTACAAAGCCTGATCGCCATGTTCTACGAAGGTGTAGCCTTCGTCGAGGAAGCCTGTGCGAAGATGACCAAGGAGGAGTTCATTGAGCACCACAAGGGAGTCTTTTGGCAGGACCGCGACGAACAGACCCGCGAAAAGATGCTTGCGGACGTCTATGAGCGGATGTTCGGGAAACCCGAAGTAAAGCCCGCCAAGAAGAGCAAGAAGTAATCAATCGGGGCATTCCGCAGCTTGTGGGGTGCCCCTTTTATTTTCCATGATATGACAATCGCAGAAGTGAGAGACAAGATACAGCGCATCAAGGACGGCATAGAGCCCGAGGTGTTGCAGTGCATGGACGCTAACGCCAACGAGATGGCGGTTTCCGTCCGTGAGCAGCTGTATTCGGGTATCGACGGCCGTGGCGCACCGCTGTCTCCGTCATATTCACAGGACCCGTGGTTCCAGAACAGGCGTGCCGGCTTCTACGATGAGGAATACGACATGTGGGTGCCCTGTTATATGCACCCCGAGAGGTACATAGCATGGAAGGAACACATCACGCCACCCGAGCCGAGCGACCGTCTGGGACTCCCGGCAAGGGACATCGACACCCCGAACCTGTTCATCGTGGGCACGTTCCACGGCTCCATCAGTGCCAGGGGCACGTCACGAGGTGTCGAAATCTTCACCTTCGGCTGGGATGAAGGTCCCGCCGTCGAGCGCAAGTACGGCTCGCAGATCTTCGGATTGAGCGACCCTGCCGTGGCGCATTTCAACGAAAATTTCCTGTGGCCGTGGCTGCGTAACTGGTTCGAGACGTTATGAGCTGCAGGTGTCAACAGGAGAAGTGGCAGAGGGACTACGCCAAGCAGCGTGACCTTGCCAAGAAGGCGGCGGTCATGCTGGACTGCCCTCAGGTTCTCTACCGCACGGATGACGGACGTTTCGGCTTCGTCAGTGAGGGGAACGAGTATAACGGCGAATTTTACGAAATCATAACGCAATACTGACTGATATGGCAAACGAAACACTGATTACCGACCTTGTCGCCCAAGAAGCGCTTGACCAGCTGGCGGCACTCGACCAGGCGATGCAGGACACGTTGGACAAATACACCGAAGTTGGGAAAGAGCTCGCCAAGGGCTTGAAAATCCCCGTTGAGGTGCAGGGTGACCTCGACAAGGTTACCCAGGTGTACAATACGCAGATGAAAAATGCAGCGCAGACCACCCAGCAGCTGACGCAGATCCAGCAGCAACAGCAGCAGGTCATCGCCAACACCACCAACACCATCTCCCGCCAGTTGGCCGAGCAGGAGAAGCTGAATAAGGCGCAGCGTGAGGCATATACCGAGCAGCAGCGAGGCCTCGACATCGCCAAGAACGTCCTCGGCACGCATGAGCAGAATGTGGCGTTGATGGCGAGGTACAACAAGGAACTGAAGAACTTGAAGGATGCCTACAAAGCGGGAACAGTCGGCGCAGAGGAATACACCCGCCGTGAACTGGAGCTCAAGACCGCCAAGCAGGAGCTGCAGAAAATCCTCAACAACGAGACCAAGATGATGCAGGCCGCTGAAGGCTCGTATCAGCGACTATCGTTGCAGTTGGAGCGCATGAAGATGGCGCAGAAGCAGCTCAACGAGGAGCAGAAGAACGGTGCTGACGGCAAGGCTTTGGAGAAGGAGATACAGGCTTTGGATGCCCACCTCAAGGACATGGCCGCCGACATGGGCGAGTTCCAACGCAACGTGGGCAACTATGCCATCGCTGGGAAGTCGTTGCGTACCGAGCTGAAGGAACTCACCTGGCAGATGGCGCGGATGTTGGCTGATGGAGTTGACCCCACCAGTGAGGCGTTCCTGGAAGTCGCCGAGCGTGCCGGTGTCTTGAAGGATGCCATGAATGATGCCAAGAACACCATCAACGACTATGCCAACGATACCCAGGGCCTCACCCAGGGCATCAGTGTCATTGAGACCGCTGTCGGCGGCTGGCAGGCTCTTGAAGGCGCTATGTCCGCCTTCGGTATGGAAAATGAGGATGCCGCCAGGGCTACCCAAAAACTGATGGGCATCATGTCGCTGATGAACGGCATCCAGAAGGTGAGCACCGAGCTCACCACAAACGGCACCGGTGCTTATCGTGCCTACCATGCCATCTTGAAACTGTTGGGCATTGAGAAAGCCGCACTCACCACCGCGACGGCTGCCGAGGCAACTGCACAACAGGCTGAGGCGACTGCTGCGACCGAGAATGCCGTTGCTCAGGCTGCAGGTGCGACGGCCACTGAAGCCGCTACGGTAGCTGCCGGTGCACACACCGCTGCAGTGGGTGTGGAGACTGCCGCCTTGACGGGTGCCACTACTGCCGCCACCGCATTGAAACTCGCCCTTGCCGCACTGGGTATCGGTGCGGTGATTGCCTTGATTGTCACCTTGTATGAGGGCATCAAGGAGTTTAACAAGGATGCCGAGCAAGCCGCTGAGATTTCGAATGGACTTAATGATGCCATGAAAGAAGGCGAGAAGAGTACTGCCGCCACAGCCGCCGAGATGAAATACTATGTCGGTGTGGTCAATGACTTCAACGGTACAGCCGAGGAAGAGAAAAGACTGGTCGATGAGCTGAACTCCAAGTATGGCGAATCGATTGGCTACTACCAAAGCATTGCACAATGGAAGTCAGCATTGACGAGCATAAGCGAGTACTATATTGATGTCCTCAAATGGGAGGCCATCGCACAGGCCAATCTGCAGAAGTATGCCGAGGCTACTGCCGAAGGGAACCTTGACGCTGCTGCGGCCTATGAGAAGCAGTTCGAGTTCTACAAGAAGATGGCCGCCAAGCAGTCCCAGGTGGTGAAGAACCTGGTGAAACTTCATGGCGGCGGCTCGAAGCCGACCTCGTCTGGTACGAAGTCCACTCGAAAGTCGGGTTCTTCCAGGTCCACATCCACCGACAACGGCGCAGAGGATGCCGAGAAGCAGATGCAGGAACTCATCAACGAGGCCAACGACATGCTCGACGAGTGGCAGAAGTCCGCGACGCAGCGTGCCATCGCCATCACCGCCATTGTTACCACCACTTCGGCCGAAGCCTTCACCCAGCAGATTGAGGACGTGCGTAGGCTCTACGAGTCGTTGGCGGGACAGATAGAGGAGGAGCGCGACAAGGCCATTGCCGCTGAAGAGGAGAAATACGCGAAGGCAAAAGAAGAGGCGAAAAAATATGGAAAATCCACAAAGGAACTTGATGAGGCGTTAACATCTGCGAGGACGGCCATGTGGAACGACTATCAGCGTCAGATAGAGGAGAACGCTGCCGACATGGAGGCCACCATCGCCGACATGCGTGCCGACCGTCTGGCCCTTATCGAGGAAGAGAACGAACGGGAAATCGCATCCATTGTCGCCTCCAATGCCGAGAAGGCCAACATCCTGCGTGAGCTCTACCTCGAGGAACTGCGCCAGGCTGAGGGTAACGAGAAGAAGATTGCGGAAATCCGCAAACGCTATGCCAGAGAGTCTGCCGAACTCACCGAGCAGAGCGCCATCGACGTGGCGAATGCCACCATCAAGGGACTTGAACAGGCCCTCGCCGTTGAAGACCTGACCGACGATGAGCGTAAACGTCTCGCCGAGGAACTCGCCAAGGCGAAGGCCGACCTTGCGAAAGCCGTTGGTGATGCCGAGGAGAAACAGCTCGACAGGACACTGAAGGACGAGCAGGACGGCCGCGACGGACGTATCGAGGCCATGCAGAAGTGGGCGCAGAAAGCAGCCGAGATCATCGGCAACGTCTCCGACCTGTTCACAGCCATGTATGACAATCAGATCGAGAAGATAGAGGAGCAGATGGATGCCGAGCAGGAGAACCATGACGCGCAGATGGCGCAGATTGATGAGCTTGAGGAGCATGGTGTCATCACCAAAGAGGAGGCCGAGCTTCGCAAACGCGAGGTTGAGGCCCGAACCGCCAAGGCTCAGGAAGCCCTTGAGAAGAAGAAGGCCCAAGCAGAGTACAAGCGTGCCGTTGTCGAGAAGGCCAACAGCATCAGCCAGATTGGCATTGCCACCGCATTGGGCATCATGAAGGCTTCACCCAACTGGGTGATGATGGCTTTGGTGGGTGCCATGGGTGCCATCCAAATAGCCACCGCATTGGCGCAGCCCATCAAGGCGTATAAGGAAGGTACGAAGGGCAAACCTCACCCTGGAGGCCTTGCAGTAGTGGGAGACGGAGGCAAACAGGAATTAGTGGCATACGGCCGCAATGTATGGCTCACGCCCGACACGCCCACACTTGTGGACTTGCCCAAGGGTGCAGAGGTATTCCCCTCCGCCACTCCCGAGGACGTGCAGCGTCTGGGAGCATCCCTGCCGATGGCTATCACCCGCGACAAGTCCAGCGGCATGCCCGTCATCATCAACGACTACACGGCTCTTGAGGGCCGCGTTGCAGCGAACACCAAGGCCATGGGCAAGTTGTTGACGAGGCTTGAGAAGAGCCTCACCAGGGAACTGAAGAACCAGTCGTTCAACGCCTATCTCTCGCGCAGGTTATGAAACAACGCCTTGACCAACTGACGCTGCAGGAACTCATCGAGTTATCGTGTGGTGACGTCTCGGTGCTCATCGAGCATGACGAGGTGCCCACGGTTGAGGAGTCGTCGAAAGCTGCCTCGCACATTCTCGCAGAGTACAAGTCCATTGCTTCCCCTGCTCAGGCAAGGATGGACCTGTCGGAGAAGGAAAAGACCACGAAGCTGACGATCAAGGAGCGTTGTGCCCGCATCGCTATGGCATTGTGCCAGTCGGG